ACGTCTGCCTTGAGGTTTACTTGCCGTCACGAGGAACTTGCTTGTTGCAGCATGTCAATCTCGCTGCCTGTAACGTCGAAGACATCGCACCGGCTTTCGTTGAAGGTATGTCCGAGCTGTGCAGTCTCCATGGCCGGACAGGTGTTGGAGAGTCTGGAGAGTACCTGCCACCCGAAACCGATCGACAAGTCGGGTTGGGAATGCTTGGACTGGCCAACCTCCTACGAAGGTACAACGTAAGTTACAAAGAGTTTGGTGAAGCTCTTGCTATCGTCAACAGTGGCGACGCGATTACTGAGTTCACCCCTGGCATCACCCTTGCCCTTGAATTTAAGAGTGGTATTGCACAAGCTGCTAGCATTGCACGAGTCAACAACATGGACCGCGCCTTTGCTATTGCACCTACTGCTTCCTGCAGCTACCGCTACCAAGATCCGGATGGTTACACTGCCACCCCGGAGATCGCACCTCCCATCGCCCGCCAGGTGGACCGTGACAGCGGTACCTTTGGCGTCCAGAGCTTCGACTACGGTCCTGTTGAGATCGCATCGGAAGTTGGCTGGGATGCTTATATGAGTGTTGCCAACGGCATTATGAAAATGCTGGATGGCACGGGACTTCTTCACGGTTATAGCTTCAATAGTTGGTCCGATGTGATCACCTATGACGAAGCGTTTATCGAAGAGTGGCTGGCATCTGACCAGACCTCCCTTTATTATTCGCTTCAGGTAATGGGTGACACGCAAGACAAGACCAGTGCATACGCTGCATTGGATGAGTCTGAGGTCGATGATTACCTGGAGTCACTTCTAAATGATCCTGCTCCTGATTGTAATTGCGGCGAATGAACCCATACGATAAACTACTTTCTAGAAAAAGAACCTGGACTCCTGTCCAAACAACTGCTGGTAAGCTGACCGAAGGTGCGGAAGAGGTGATCTACCGCGCCTTGGCTATCCGCCATATGGAACTACCAGTTGGTGATTTTATCTCTGATGCTCTAAACAATGATGTACCAGAGCTGGCGCGGCCACTCCTACAATCCAACGTCCAAGACGAAATTAAGCACGACCTTGCACTGGGTTATATTACCAACTCCCTGGGTGTTGATGAGAAAGCTGAGGAAGAAGGTAAGCGACTACGCGACGCCTGGATTGCTCATCCGGATCACACGATCCTCAAGGCGTTGGTTGCCGAACGTGCGATTTTCTTTGTCCTCCTACCCTTTTTCCGTTTTACGGGAGATGCGGCGCTGAGGACTGTTTCTGCTGATATTAGCCGAGATGAACAAGTCCATGTGGCTACGAATAGCTTGGTATGTCGTGAGCTTGGGCTCGATTACAGTCCTTCTCTCGATAAGCTCCGCAAGGCAACCATTAATTGGGTGATGCAGCCTCTCAAGGCTAACAACCCCAATAAATATTTGAACAAAAAATTTTGGCTGGATTCCAGTGATCGCTTAATGTATGAAGGCAAAGCTCCTGAGCTTGTCGAAACTAAGCGGGCTAGGATGCCAGCGTTCTTTGAACATGCAAATCAAAACCTCCCTCAGTACGCTTAATGTACTGACGGTAGAGCGTCTTCTAGGTGAACTAGAGGAACGCTTTCCACTGACCAATCCACAACCCGGTTCCGATCTTAACTCGATCATGTATAAAGCAGGTCAACGTAGTGTCGTGGACTGGGTTGCTTCTAGACTTTCCGAAGGAGATTAATTATGTGTGGCGGCGGACGCAGAGCACATCACAGAAAAGAAGAGGCAAAGCGGCAAGCTGGCATTGAAGCTACCGCTGCTCGCATGGCAATGGAAGCCGCTTCAAAGCGCAACGAAGCTATGGTCGAAGCCCTCAAACCTGAACCAGAAAAGTACACCCCACCCCCGACTACCACTAACGCCATGCTTGGTGTCCGTGGTATCAAACCTAAGAGAGGTACTAAGGCAGGCACCCTAGGCGCTCGCCGTGGTATCGCTTCTCTCCGTATCCCTCTGAACATCGGTCAATCCGGTGGTACCAATATCCCTAGTTAGAAATGAACGCACGTACTAGGTACGATCATCTAACCAGTGACCGTCAGCACTTTCTAGACATTGCAGTTCAATGCTCTGAGCTGACCCTTCCTTACCTCATCCAACGTGATGAGATGAGGCCGACCTACAAACAACTGATTCAACCTTGGCAAGCAGTTGGAGCTAAGGGTGTGGTGACGCTGGCAGCTAAGCTCATGTTGAGTTTGCTTCCTCCGCAGACTACGTTCTTTAAGCTACAACTTCGTGACGATAAGCTGGGCACTGAGCTGCCTGCTGAGATGCGTTCCGAATTGGATCTCAACTTTGCTAAGATTGAGCGTATGGTGATGGACTCGATTGCTGCTTCCAGTGATCGTGTCGTTGTACACCAGGCACTCAAGCATCTAGTTGTTGGTGGTAACGCTCTTGTCTTTATGGGCAAGGATGGGCTCAAGCATTACCCACTGAATCGTTATGTTGTAGAACGTGATGGTAACGGTAACGTAATTGAGATCGTAACCAAAGAACTAATCAACAAAAAACTTCTGCCAAAAGGTTTGGTAGATGAAACAAAACCGAATACTGTTGTAGGTTCACAGCTCTACGGAGATGACATTGAAATCTACACCCACGTTAAACTAGACAACAATCGTTGGGTGTGGCATCAGGAAGCCATGGACAAAAAGGTTCCTGGCAGTGACGGTAAAGCTCCTAAGGACGCAAGCCCCTGGCTAGTCCTCAGGTTCAACACCGTCGATGGTGAGAGCTACGGTCGTGGTCGGTGCGAAGAATTCTTGGGTGATCTCAAGTCACTTAACGCACTGTCACAGGCCATCGTAGAAGGCTCTGCAGCAGCTGCTAAAGTAGTCTTCGTGGTATCACCCTCAAGCACTACCAAACCAGCCACCATCGCCCAGGCAGGCAACGGTGCGATCGTTCAAGGTCGCCCAGAAGACATCGGTGTTATCCAAGTGGGTAAGACTGCTGACTTCCAGACTGCCATGACGATGATGCAGCAGCTTGAGCGGCGCTTGGCTGAAGCATTCCTGATCCTGAACGTGCGTCAATCTGACCGCACTACAGCTGAAGAGGTTCGCCTCACACAACTCGAACTCGAACAGCAACTGGGTGGATTGTTCTCCCTGCTGACTAACGAGTTCCTGGTTCCCTACCTGAATCGTAAGTTACTGGTTCTGCAACGTAGTGGTGAGCTGCCTAAGATCCCTAAAGATCTAGTCAACCCCACCATTGTTGCTGGTATCAATGCACTTGGTCGTGGTCAAGATCGTGAATCACTCACCACATTCATCATGACTATTGCACAAACCTTGGGACCAGAAGCACTGATGCAATACATTAATCCCGATGAAGCTATCAAGCGTCTGGCTGCAGCTCAAGGTATTGATGTTCTTAACTTGGTTAAGAGTATGGATCAGTTGCAAGCTGAACAAGAGGATGCGATGGCTCAAGAGCAAGAGATGGGTATGATGCAAGCTGCCCCTGGACTTTTGAAAGCACCTATCGTTGATCCTACAAAGAACCCTGACGCAGGACAAATCATTAATGATGTTGTCGGCGCTGACTTAGTACCACCACCTCAAGAATAGTATGGCCGAAATCATGACCTACGATTCCACCAACGACTCGGTTGTGATGGAGTCTATCCAATCTGACGAAGCAGAATCCCTTGCCATTGGCGAGGAGCTACTGGCTCAGCAAGAACAACGGCTTGCTGGTAAATACAAGAATGCCCAAGAGCTTGAGAAAGCATACCTGGAGCTTCAATCTAAACTAGGTTCACAGGAGAAGTCTGAAGAACCTGAGCAGGCAACCGAAGAACCTGCAGAAGAGTCTGACAGTGCTGTCGATTTGTTGTGGAAAGTCAATGACGAGTACGAAAAGAACGACGGCAAAGTTACCGAAGAGACTCTGGAAGAGCTCGGCAAGATGTCCTCACGGGAACTTGCTGAGGCTTTCTTCCGTTTCCAAGATACGGTTGAGCAGTCAGAAGCACCACAAGGTGTTGAACTGTCTGACTCTGAAATCCAATCCGTCCAGAACTTTGTTGGCGGTACTGAGAAGTACCAAGAGCTAGTATCCTGGGCAGCAGACAATTTCTCCGAAGAGGAGATCACGGCTTTCGACAGTGTGGTTGAAACGGGTAACATCCCTGCAATCAAACTGGCACTACAAGCTTTGCAATATCGCTATCAAGACAACATGGGTGTAGAAGGTAACATGATTCAAGGCAAACCTGCCGCCTCTCGTGAGATCTTCCGCAGCCAAGCTGAGCTTGTGCGAGCTATGAGTGATCCACGCTATGATCAAGACCCTGCCTATCGCATGGAGATCATGGAAAAACTGGAACGCTCCGGACTTGAATTTTAATGAACGACACTAACATCTGGGCTAAAGAGCCACCCCTCATTATGACTGATCATCCCTATGGTGTTCCTCACAACGAACGCGCTGAAAAACTGAATGGCCGTGTGGCTATGATGGGCATCATGGCAGCCTTCGTTTCTTATGCTTTCACTGGACAAATTATCCCTGGAGTTTGGTAATGCCTTACGGTCCTGGAACCTATGGTTCTAAAAAAGGTCGCCCACCTGTAAAGAAGGGTACTAAAAATGGCGGCAAGAAAAAGTAAGTCAGTCAGCTTAAAGATTGGCAAACACAAATCGCGGTCCGGTGGCTTGACTGCTGCCGGTCGGCGTAAATACAATCGTGAAACTGGATCAAATCTCAAGGCTCCACAGCCTGAAGGAGGTCCACGTAAGCGGTCCTTCTGTGCCAGAATGAAAGGTAACAAAGGACCGATGAAAGATTCAAAGGGCAGACCCACCCGTAAAGCCCTTGCCCTCCGCAAATGGAAATGTTAACATGGCAAAACGTGGTCTCTACGCAAACATCCACGCCAAGCGCAAACGCATTGCTGCTGGCAGTGGTGAAAAAATGAGAAAGCCTGGGTCCAAAGGAGCACCCACGGCTGCTAACTTCCGACGCTCCGCTAAAACTGCTAAACGTAATCTCAAAATCAAGAAATGAAATTCCTCGCTATCCTCCCCGCAACTCTGATCGCCGCTGCCCCGGCAATGGCTGGTCCCTACGCTAACATCGAAGCCAACAGCGGCTTCACCGGTTCTGATTACACCGGCACCGCTACTGACTTCCACCTGGGCTATGAAGGCTCTAGTGGCGTAGCTTCCTTTGGCCTCCAAGGTGGTCCCACTGTGGTCTCTCCTGACGGTGGTGAATCCGAAACTATCTTTACTGGTAAGGTCTTCGGCTCTGTTGCTGCTAGCGATAGCCTGTCTGTCTATGGTGAAATCTCTGCCGCCTTTGATGACGTGAACAGCTATGGCACCAAGGCTGGCGTGAAGTACAGCTTCTGATATTAAAGTATAGGGCTGGACTGGACAAGCGCCTTGCCAGCCCTTACCAAAGTGCGCTCATACATACCCGAACAAACACACGCACTAACTACTTTAATGACTGCTTCAATTGCTCTACAAAAACAGTCAAGTGCCTGGGATCAGTTTTGTGCCTGGGTAACTTCGACTAACAACCGTCTTTACGTCGGCTGGTTTGGTGTCCTGATGATTCCTTGCCTGCTGGCTGCTACTATTTGTTTTATCGTAGCGTTCGTCGCTGCGCCACCTGTTGACATTGATGGAATCCGTGAACCCGTCGCAGGCTCCCTGTTGTATGGAAACAATATCATATCGGGAGCCGTCGTTCCGAGCAGCAATGCCATCGGACTACACTTCTACCCAATTTGGGAAGCTGCTTCACTTGATGAATGGCTGTACAACGGGGGTCCATTCCAACTCGTTGTCTTCCACTTCCTCATTGGCATCTATGCTTACATGGGACGAGAGTGGGAACTTAGCTATCGATTAGGGATGCGTCCCTGGATCTTTGTTGCTTACTCTGCTCCAGTCGCTGCAGCTTCTGCAGTGTTCCTCATCTATCCATTCGGTCAGGGTTCTTTCTCTGACGCTATGCCTCTTGGTATCAGTGGAACGTTCAACTACATGCTTGTCTTCCAAGCCGAACACAATATCCTTATGCACCCTTTCCATATGCTTGGGGTTGCTGGGGTATTTGGTGGCAGTCTTTTTAGTGCTATGCACGGAAGCCTCGTCACATCCTCGCTTGTTCGGGAGACTACGGAAGACGTATCCCAGAACTATGGTTACAAGTTTGGACAGGAGGAAGAGACCTATAATATTGTAGCCGCACATGGATACTTCGGACGACTTATTTTCCAGTACGCATCCTTTAACAATAGCCGCAGCCTTCACTTTTTTCTGGCTGCTTGGCCTGTTGTTGGTATTTGGTTCGCTGCTCTGGGCGTCTCTACGATGGCTTTTAATCTTAACGGCTTTAATTTTAACCAGTCCCTTCTTGATGCTCAGGGACGTGTTGTACGTACTTGGGCCGACATCCTTAACCAAGCGAACCTGGGGTTTGAAGTCATGCACGAGCGAAATGCTCACAACTTCCCTCTGGACCTTGCTTCTGTTGAAACTACTCCTGTCGCCTTGGCCGCTCCCTCCATCGGTTGAGGCATAGATGCCGTCCGTTCATCCCCTTAGTGGGACGCATGTCACCTGACCATGGAACGGGGGTCAGGTACTTCCTTTACTACAATGACTAAAGTTGAAGTTCAAGCCCGTGTTCGGGAGCAGAAGGCAGCTGAAAAAGCAGCCAAGCTGAAGTATCGCGGCATCGCTTACATTTCTCACGCCACCAAATTCTAATGGCACAACAATCTAAAAGGGTAAAAGCTAACGTTACCCGTCTTGACCCCAGCAAGGAAAACCCTTCTGTGTTCAAGCGTTGCGGACACTGTGGTGATAAAAAACCTGAGTGTCGTAAACAAAAGAAGTGCCTTAAAGGTCTTCTGTAATATTGGGAGTCAGGCACCTCAGAGTCGGACCTGGCTCCTCTTGGCGTAGGCCCTTACGAGGATACCCTTCGCCGTCTAGACGGTGGGATAGACCACAAAAAAAAATAACAAAAATTTTTCCAAACGTTTGGGAGCAAGTCTATAACTTTACTCCTTTAAAATGGCACAACAAAATTCTACCTTGACCACCGCTCTTACGCGTCCTGGTC